ATCTACCTTACCACCTGTAAAATCTCTGAATATCTCTTTGCTCCTATCAATTATATTCTTATTTTCTGATACTGGTTTAACTGTAGAAGTCTCTGTTAATCTGGAAGGCATAATATCAGGAGCCTTTGCTACCTTAGTTGTTGGATCTATTGATGATTTAGAAATATTTCCACCAACAGTAAATGAATGAGATATTCTCTCAGTAGGAACACTACCTAATCCTGCGTGATTTATTGCTGCTTCAACTTGCATACTATGCCCTGCTTGTGCTCCAAATTCTCTAGCAACAGAGACAATCGGGATTATTGAAGACATCATACCACCAATTCCCAACTTTGAGGGACTAATTCTAGTTCCTGTTTCATATTGTGATGGACTGACTCCAAGTGCATCCTGGAAGAAATCAGCAATATTTTGATCTGATGGTGGAAACTTACCTTCAATATGCTTTGTATATGCATCAATATCAATATCACGTAAGATATCAATCGCAGTAAATCCATATCCAGCATAAGGAATAGCACTACCAAACGATAGCATCATTCCTTTCCAATCTCCCATTGCTCCACGAACAAGACCCTCAACAGCACCATATGCTGTCTGAGCAACAGGAACTGCCTTTCCTGCCAATTTAAGTGTTAATTTCTCAAGTCCCTCTTTACCCAACTTCTTAACTAAGGCATTCCTAACAATAGGACTTCTTAATGCTCTCTGTAAAAGTTTAGTACCAATCCTCTTACTAGTCTTAGAAACAGCAGTATCACTAAGTGCTGAAACTGTAGGTCGGATCAACTTCCGACTAATATGTCTTTTAAGGAGCTTTGCAAGAACTCTTGGTCTTCTTAATAATCTTGATTTCATTATCCTACCAAACAGTCTCATTCCTGCTCTACCAAACATTCTACCAATCTGTCTTCTAAGAAGAGTGGTTAGTATATTACCACCACTCTGACCTGCCCCACCAAGTCTTCCCGAACTTCCAGAAAGATCCTCACCTAAACCTAAATTTAATCCTAATTGTTCATATCTCAGATCTTCCCTTGCCTTCTTCTCTGCATCAATATTAACACCAAGAGTTTCCAATAAGGTATCAAATTTATCTGCTATCATCTGATTCTGATTAATAATCAGTTTCTGAGTATCAGCAATCGCTCCACCAACAGCACTAACCTTACCAGATAAAGTTTTAACTTCACCTTCAACCTGTATCAATTTAACATCTACTTTACCAAACATGTTAGCAAGAGATTCCCTAAGAGGTTTATCCTCTACCTTAGTTGCATCAATATCTTCCTTATCTAAATCCCTCTTTGCCGCTTTAACTTCAGGATCAACCTGATTCTCTAATCTCTCATCATCAGCATCTTTTATGGCTTCCCAAATCTTACCAGCAATTGCTGTTGTAAGGTCTCTAGTTGCGGTTTTGGTGATTGCCACTATTTGTTCTTTGCTGCTTCTTGTTTTTGTTTGAGTTCTTCAAGGTATTGGATAAGGAATGTTGTATATACTTCCCTTTCCCAAGGCATCATTTCTTCAATTTCTCTCAAGCTATATTTATGGTACTGCATGAGAGCAAAGTTAATTCTAAAATACCCCTCCAGATTATTCTGAAAGAGTGCTATGCGAAAAAACTTTGTAGACCCTCAATGGTGAATTCAGATTCTTTCCCTGTATTGGGATTAACGACCTTAAATGTATGACTCAACTTAGGACAAGTAACATAAAATTTTTGAATTTTTTCAAATTGCTTAGTAGTTAAACCATCTACAAACGTACGAAATTCCTTCTTTGTTGTAGTTGTCTTATCAAATACCTCTTCTTCAGTAAAAATCTGATCTATAGAATCTGCAATAAAATCATATACCTCTTCAGTCTTCATATCCTTCTGTAGAAACTCTCTTTCAACAAATTGCTTCATACTAGGATATTTCATAATAATTCCAGTATTATCATCAAACATGATTTTAGAATCATGCCCTTCTGGTTTAAATACCTCAACTTCATTAATATTGATCTGTGCGTCTACTTTCGTTGTATTATCATCAGTACACGTTACATTCAAATTGATCATTTCACCAATAGAAGCAGCCCTAATCTTAAGGAACACATATTCCAGATCAAAACTAGGCAACGTTTCTACCTTAATTCGTGAAACAACGCAATTTTTGATTAAATCCTTAACTGCACTAATTACCTGTTTTTCGTCTTCTGCCTCTAATGCTAATAAAAGTACTTTTTCTTCTTTTACAAGAAATGGACGATATTTGACAGTTTTGCCTGATGAGGGTAATTCAAGTTCATACGTAGGATACCCTAACTTTGGTAATGCCATAAAAATGATTTCAAGTCGTATATTTATATATAGCGACTTTTTGAGGTAAAAATTTGCCGTGTAAATTTTCCGAGTTTTATGGAATCAAAAAACCGAATTTGCTAGGCTATAGGAGTTACGCCTCCCATTGTTCCAGTGTAAGGACGTGTAAGATCTAAAGCACCTGTATCTTCTTGTGCCTTAGCTAACATTGCTGCCACATCTGGATCTTTACCATAACTCACAGTATGTCTTGAATAATATAAGTTAACATTAACACGTGCAATCTGAGAAGCTCCATAAGATAAAGGAACTGCATCTATTGCATAAGGATAGCAATTCTCCAATAAAAATGCAATAGGAGCTCTTTCATTTGCTGCGTTAGGACCAGGTTCTGTCTTTACAATATAACATGTAGAAGCATACTCATCCAAATATTTCAACCTGTTTACCCTATTAGTTGGTTTGGATTCCGCAGTCATAGCACCTTGAAAAGTGCCATCATTCCCTGCCACCTCAATCTCATTCTCTCCAAATATAAAATCATACCAATGAGTAAAGAATTTCAACGGTATCATTTCTGCATCACAAAGAAATCCTAACCCCACATCAGTATACAACCTTGAAGTAGGATACTGCATAGCAGTCTCTCCTTGATATCTTCCAGATACCTGTGCAGTAGCAGCCTGAACATTTGGTAGTTGTGCTTCATCACACAACATATGAACTAAATCATCATCCCCATCAAAATAATACCTTCGTGGCATTTCAACCTTTGGCCCAAAATGAAACTTCACATCAAAACCAGTAGTAAGGGACATACCCCTCTGACTACCTATCCTGCTCATAAACTCGTCTATTCTAGTTACTGCCACTCTAAATATAATCGTGAGATCTATATTATATATGGCATATTCAGGATTTTATAAACCAAAGAACCCTAAAAAGTACCGTGGTAATCCAACTCAAGTAGTTTATAGATCACTATGGGAACGAAAATACATGATCTATTGTGATAGTACTCCATCCATTTTAGAATGGGGAAGTGAGGAAGTCATAATACCCTACAAATCACCCATTGATGGTAGATCACATAGGTACTATCCTGACTTCTATATTAAAGTTCGTGAAAAAAGCGGAAAGATATCCAAATACATAGTAGAAATTAAACCCAAGAAACAAACTAAACCTCCATATGGTAAAGATAAAAGAACTAGAGCCTATAGGAATGCTGTTCTAACATTCGCTAAAAATCGTGCCAAATGGGACGCTGCTGAGAACTACTGTGATAATAGGCAGATGAAATTTTTAATACTAACCGAGGATCACCTAGCGGTATGAAACAATGGCAGCAGGATTCAAAGACATACAAGTCCCAGTAATAAAAGAGGACTCTGGTTATGAAACTATATTTGAAAAAGTAAAAATAGCAGCAGGTACAGAAAAAAGATCGTACCTATGGTATAGAAATACTGTAAGAAAATTAGCACTAAGGGTTGATGACAACCCTGAAAGACTTATACGAGATGAGATACAAGATCGTATGGGTTCAGAAGAACAAGAAGATGACAATCAAATCAGACGATACGCAGTGTCTGGCCACATGTATATGTTTGAGTACAAAGCAAAAACTGCGGCAAGACTACCATATTATGATGAATTTCCGCTTGTTTATGTAATTAAAGCAACTAGGAATGAGTTCTGGGGATTGAACCTACATTACATGTCAGCAAAGAAAAGAGCATGGGTTGTCAAAAGACTAATGGAAGGAAGAATTGATGCTCCTCGCAATTGCTTTCATAAATATATAACTAGTTATGTTGACGGGTTTTTACTTGACCTAGCAGCACCTGAATGGGCAACAGCTATACTATTACCAATTGAAACCTTTGTTAGAAATAATAGAGGTAAACCAGGACAACAATCATATCCAAAAGAAGTTGTCTGGGATGAAACAAACGAAAACTTCTATGATAAAATCAAAGCAAGAAGAGTCGTTAAAGGATATGGAACTAAAAAAAGTCGCACAATGGTAGAAAAATAATATGGGAAACACAGGCCGAAAACCAAGTGTGAAAGAAGCATTATCTAATAAGACTGCTGTAGGATCGTGGACAACATCCTCAGGAAATGGTCCAGGTGGAAAACCTAAATTTGCATATTGGAAATGGACTGGTAGTGACTGGGAGAAAGGTAATATAACCGAGTACACTCAATGGAAGCTAAATCAAATTGATTCAAACATCACAGGGGCTAAAGTTATTTCAGCTGGTCCTATGGATGGTAAGACTGGTAGTGAATATGGTACACTTAGATGGCCAGAAGATGTGAAGTATGATGACTCTGACTATGTTCTATTCCAATTTGGAAAATACATACCACCATTTAGTAGAGACATTAATGCTGTTAAAGTTGGAGACCAAGAATTAAAAGATGTTGGTAAGTATACTGCGAAAGTTTCAAGTACTGTAGATGCAGGAGGATATGACCTATACAACCTAGAAAATCTTGATGTATCTAAGGATGTAAATGGTGGTCTTAAAAATATAGTTCTACCTATACCACAAGATTTATCAAACGAAATCCAACAAGTATGGCAAGG